CTATTTTTCTATTAGCATCAAGTAAAGCATCTATATCTTCTTTTTTTCTAGCTTTTGCTAATTTAGTTAAATTTTTAGTTCTTTGAAACTCTAATTCTTCAACTCTTTGACCAGATTTAAGAATTTCTTTATTTAAGTCTTTAGTAATATTTTTTCCTTGACCTAAAGCAGTATTAAGTTTTCTAGCACTTTTAGCAGAGTTTTCAAGATTTTTTACTTCATCTCCTAAAATATTAGATAATGAAGATAATATTTTTTCAGATTTTAAAGCTTCTTCATTAAATCTTCTTTGTGCTTCTGCTAGTTGTTCTGCTTGTTCTGGTGTTAATTGTGGGTCAGCCATAATTAAATATTACATCGTATAAATATTGAAAGCGCCTATTTTTTAGGCGCCTTTGCAATATAGTTAGGAGCGGGGGCTATGTTTGGTCGTGATATATTTTTGTTACCTGTTTTGTTTTTTAATAGATTGTTTTGATTCTCTATTTCTTTATTTTCATTATCATAGTATTCCTTCATTATATTGAACGTAGTTCTACGTAACCATAAAGGCATATGATAAACGGTTTCCCAATCGTATCCACCATTTCCATGAAATACAATTTCATGAATTTGTTTGAATATGTTAGGTCTATGCTCCGGTGTCAGGCCAAAAAAAGCTAAGAGAAATTGGAACATTTATGCCCTCCCCAACATAATTACTATCTTCAGGAACATATGTTAGATTGATATCAGGTTGTACTTTATTATAGTACTCACGTAATGCTCTAGCTTCTGCAGCAAGTAAGTAATTATCAATAAAATCACGAATGTTTTTCTGATCACGATCATTATTAATAGAAGTGATAATATACTTTAAGCGGGTAGTAACATCAAACGAGCCGTTTGGATTTACTTTTTGTAATCCTTTAATTTCAGCTTCAATTTTTTTCTCGTCACCGTGTGTTAATAACTTAAACGTTATATTGTTATTTGTTTTAGGTAAAGTAAAAGTAAATTCATTTACACCGGCTGTAAATAATGATTCATCTAATGATTTTTCACTTAATGTAGATAAATCAATAGTAGCATCAATCTCTTTACCGCGCTCATCAGTATATTTAAATGAATATTCAGCACCATATCCTAAGATACGAGCTGCAATCAATATTGCATTTTTATCACCAATCAACAAATCATCATAATTGATTGGAGTTACAATCAATGATTGTAATAATTTATCAATAACGGTACCTTGGCGAATGAAGTTAGTGTTAGTAAGGATATCTTCTTCCTTAGCTGTCATATACTTCATTTCAATTTCACCTTTTGAAAGTGGTGATTCTTTTGGGTACAATAAACCTTTTGAAGGCAATGAAACCATTTCTGTCGGTAACTTTAATTCAGCCATAAACTAATTTTATTTTATTTGTGTGTATATAAATATATAATATTTCAAGAAAACTATTGAAAGTAAGGACTAGCTGCACTATATCTTTGAGTATATTTACTTGCTCCTGATCCTGATATAACATTAAACCCTGATGTAGTAGCATCTACTGCTTGTGTTGTTACTGGATACACAGTTGGGTCTTTTATTTGGTCATAAGGAATACCACCATCTACTCCTGGTTTTTCTGTATCTAGATTTGTTGCATCAAATATATCATATGGAGTATCGCTATTTCCATATCTAAAGAATCTGCTACCATTATTTCTCATATCCTCTACATATGTGTTAGTAGGAACATATGATTGGTTAAAATTGGTTGGAGCTCCTGGGTTAGCATCACTTGTTGGAGTTCCTGTATTAGTAGCAGGATATTCGGTTATTGTATCTAATGTATTAAAACCACCATAAGGGCCTGGATTTTCTAGGTCTAAGGCAGTTTGTCCAAATGATTGTGATAGAAATAAAGGCATACGTTACTAATTACATAAATAAATATGTAAAGAAAGCGCCTGTCTGACGACAAGCGCTTTGAAGATAGAAATATGAAGGGGAATTAGAAGTTCAATATACAGTAATCCATAGCGATTGTAACTGATAAGTTAATAGCAGCATCAGCACTCCAATCGTATTCACCAAAAGTTGCTGTTTTAACATAAGCACCCATGATAATCCACTCTCCTACTATATCACCTACTGGACCTAAGATATCTAATGTTAATCTCTTTTTGTAGAAGTCGGAGTAACCATCGCGGCCAGTTACTGATTCGTGTGCTAAACGAGCCCATTCCATTACAGCTTGAGCACCACTTGGAGTTACAGGATCGTATAATTCTAAGGTCATATCGTTCCAACGAACTTTACCCTTAACTTTACGATAAACGTTGATATGATCTAAAATAATTTCTCCAGCTTCGAATCCAGGAGCACTGGCCTTTTTAATCAAATAAGCTGGGATACCATCAATATACATGATAAAGCGATTCTGAACTTTAGGTTCAAACGCTGTAAACATGATTTCGTTAGGATTTAATACTGGCATTTTTTATTGTTGTTTAATTGCTGTTAATAAATATTAGGGGCTACAATCCCTTATGCAGGGAATGTAGCGCCAGTTGGAGTTAAGTTAAAGTTCAAGATAATGAATTCAGCAGTCTTAGTTGGTTGGATGAAAATCTGACCTACTAACTGATTTCTATCGATTACATCAGGTGTGTTGTTAGTATCATCCATTACTACTCTGTAAGCAAATAAACCTTGACGTTGGGTTACAGACTCAAGATATGGGTTTACTTGGCTTAAGAAGCGGTTACGAGTAACAGCTGTATTCTGTTCGAATACTAAGTTGCGAGCAACACCACCAATGAAATCTTTTAATGCAATCAACAAACGACGAACGTTTACGCGATCGAGAGATGTTTGTTTGCGCTGTAATGTTTTCTGACCCCATACACATACTCCAGTTCCTGGGAATGTAGCTAATGGGTTAACATTTCCTGTATATAATGTATCACGATCTGTTTGAGATAAACGACGTTCAGCTCTTACTACTGAAGGAATACCACCACGATTTAAACCTGCTGGGGCAAACCATTCAGCACCTACTTGGTCGTTGAATGCTAATACACCACCTATTACTGTTGATGGAGGACACCATACAGTCTTACCTAAGTTAGAGCTAAACAATTGTACCCATGGGAAATAAGTAGCACCGTAGTTACTATTTGCACCAGCGGCATTTGTAGTAGCACCTGTAATTGTAGTTCCATAAACACCATTATCTACAATTGCAATAGCGTCACCACGTCCTTCAACACATGCAATCATATTATCGCTAGCTGCTGTATCTAAACCAGCACCTGGAGCTAATAATACGTTGAATGAATATTCGTCTTTATTTGATAATAATGTGAAAGCGCGATTGTAATCGTCTGTAGTGAAACCTTGAATATTAGTTGCAGTAATTGTTTCATTCATTAATTTAGGTAGGTTAGTATCAGCAACACCACCACTAAATGATCCACCATATGATCCACTTCCTACAATTGGTAAAGTAGAGGCATATGATCCGGTTTTAAAGTTACCGTTATTATCAATTGAATCTACGTTTGGAGTAGTTACTGAAGCTACACGAACATATAATGATTGGTTAGCATAACTACCTGTAAAATCAACTTGTCCTGTTGTTAAGTTGTATACTGGTTTCAAGTCACCAATAACACGAGAAACATAGTTAGGAAGTTGTGGATCCAAACTCATATTAGCCCATGTTTCTAAGATATTCTTTTGAGCTTCGTTGTCATCACCACGACGAACTACAAGTGTAAATGTACCACCGTTTGAACCAGTGTTTACATTAGTTACTTCCCAACGAACATTCTGAGATGAACCACTAGCCAAAGCACCAGCTGAAATACTAGAGGTATTATTCATTTGATTACCCCAAGCTAATGTTTCAAGTGTGAATGAAGTACCTTGAGTAGTAGTATTAGAACCACCACCTAAAGTAAATAAAGTTGAGAATGTTGAAGCAGATCCAGTTTGGAAAATAAATCCATTTACTGTTGTACCTGCTTGAGAACCTGATAATATAATTGTAGTTGCAGTGTTTGTTGCTTGGATTAAATTATAACTTGAACTAGCAGCTGAACCTGATAAAGCACCATTAATAGATGCAGTTAAGTTATTTAAAGTAGCTTGTAAACTAACAGAGCTAGATGCGAAATAATATAAATTACCATCCACATCATTTGCTGGTACTGGAGAAGCAGCAGAAATAAATCTAAATAATGGATAACCACTACCTGAGATTCTAAATTCATTATTAGCTGCTGTTGAACCAACTACTATAGTACCACTACCAGTAGCAAAAGCATTACCTACAGTAGTTTGATTAATTACATCAGATTGAGCATAAGTACTAATACCACCAGAACCACTAATGATACGAGTTACTAATAGTGTTTGACCACCATTTTGAAAATACTCACGAGCAGCCTGCGATGTGAAATATTCATAGTAATAGCTACCACTTTTAAATATATCACCAAATATTGATAGATACTGGGTGTAAGTGGTAACATAAGTTGGTACGAATGGACGACCACCTACTGTAGGACCTACAATAGCTGCGCCAAGAGCTGGTGGAGCTTGAGTATATAAACTCTGATCGGATTCGATCTGGAATACACCAGGAGAAAGAATTACTTCTGCCATTTTATTTGTAATTGTTTAAATTTATATTAGGGATTACCTAACGATAAATATTTACAAGGACCCACAAAACGCAGAAATGGCAATAAATTAGAACGGAGTTATTTCACCGGTTTCCGGGTTGATACTTCCTACTCCATA